GCCACGTCGCTGATGCCCATGTTTCCGGTGTAACCGCCCTGCTGGAATCCGGGTGACGCCGCATTGACGATGGCCTTCAATGCGCCCGTCTCTGCTGTCGCAATCGCAACGGCCGGCAGGTTGGCCGGGAACGGAGCAGATGCCCAGGCCTTGCCGATAGCATCCGCGCTGGACAGCAGCACGCTGACCGTTGAGTAGGCTTTTTGGGCAGTGAACAGCGCCTTGTAGATGCCCGACTGCTCGCCTGCATACACTTTCGCAAGGTCGGACATGTCGCCGAAAAACGACGCGCCCGCCTGCAGCATGACGTCTTGGCGCGCTTTCTCGATGGACTCCAGGCGCTCGCGGCTCTGCTCGTAGATGTTAGCTACGCGCTCGGCGTGAACCTCTTCCTCGATTTCCTTGAGCTCCAGATACTCGCGCTGACGCTCCAGCTCCTGCTCGCGCCACTGCTGCAGCTCTTCGGCCTGTTCGTCCAGGCGCTCAAGGTCAGTGATAAAGCCGGTAGTGTTCAGGCCTCCGAAGTCGGAGCCTGGCGCCTTGCTAACACCCTCCACGGTGCCGGGCTCAGGCTGCGCATTGACCTCGCGAATCTGGCGCAGCACGCGCAGCCTGGCCAGAGCTTCCTCGTTGCCCTGCCGTTCGTACTCGGCAATCCGCTCTGCATACTCCAGCTCAAACTGCAGGTCGCGCGCTGCACGCTCCTGACCGGTCGCGCGCAGCAGCTCCAGGTTGATGTTCTGGATCTCGTTGAGGGCCTCCCTGTCGTCGATCTCTTTAGCGAGTCCGCGCAGGTACTTGGCCTGGTCAGGCTCAATCCCCTGAAGCGAGCCGCTCACGATCTCGTAGTTGAGGCGCGCAAGCTCGGTGCTTTGCCCGTAGAGCTCTACCTGGCGTTCCAGGCCGCGCGCTGCCGATGCGTAGGCCGTGGCTAGTTTTTTTGCGCTCGCTACCGTGCCGGCGCTATCCCCAGAGCCGCTTCCGCTCGCACCAACTCCAAACCGCTCAAGGCGATCGTCAGTGCCCGCCGCGCGCGCAGCCCGCAAATCGTCATAGGATTTGCGCAATTCGCCAGCGGCATTGATCTGCGCATCAAACGAAGCCAGTGCGGCATCGCGCTCCGTGATGATGCTGATGATGCTGCCTTCCCTGGTAGAGCTGGCAATGGAAAGCTCACGCTCCAGCCGATCCCCTACGCCGCTCCATGTGTCATTCGTGAAGATGGCATTGATGCCGTCATTGAATGCCCTGGCGTACGCTTTCACCATGTCGAAGCCGGCAAGAACTTCAACAGTCATGATCTGGATGAATGCGCGGACGTTCTCCGGAAAGTCCCGGAACGTCGCAATCATCGTGTTCACGTTGTTCTCGATCAGTGCATCCCAGCGACTGGTATCGGTCTTGATAAGCTGAGTGATGATCTCAAACGACGCATCAACGTCGCGACCAAAGCCGTCGAACTTGCCGGCGATGGCGGAAAGAAAGGTCTCCAACTGGCCGGAATCAAGCGCAGCATTAAGCTCCTCAAGCGCTGCGATGGTTCCCCGCACCGAGTCTTCCATCAGCTCGCCAAGGCCAGCTTCGTTGATCAGTCGGTAAGTCTGATCCCAGGTGTCGCCAAGGTTGGACATGGCCCCGTCGAGCGTATCCATCCGTCGCTCCATGGCGCCGGCAAACTCGTTTTCGCCAAGGGCTGTCAGGTATTCCTCGATCTCTCTGGCATTGTTCCCAATCCTGGTGGTGGTGCCACGGAAAGTCAGCGAGACGCTGTCACCCTCTTGCTTGGCCTTGATGCCAAATTCTTTGAGGCGCTCAAACTCTCCTGTGGCAGCGTCGGCCACGGCCTCAATCATCTGATTAAGGTCTTTGCCCATGGCAGACGCCGTGTTGCCATAGGAAAGCAAAGCCTGCTCAGACGGGGTCAGGCCCAAGTTCACCAGCTTGGTAAAGCCTTCAACAGCCTGGTCAAGCGAGTACGGCGTTTTGGCCGCAAAGTCCTGCAGCGCCTCGAAGGCTTGGGCTGCCTTCTCGCTATTGCCAGTGGCGGTAATCAGGCCAGCATTCAGAACGTCAAACTGCCGCTGGATGGAAACCGCCTTGCTCAGCGCTGCCATTGCTGTTGCAGCGGACAGCAGAGGCCCAATCATCCGACTGACGCCGCTGGCTAGACCTGACGCAGTGCGCGACATTCCGGCCATGTCCTTGTCCGCGTTGCGCACCTGCCGACTGTCGACGCTAATAACCAGTCTCGCGTAATCCGTCATTTCCAAACCCTCGACAGTTCAAACAGCACATCGACCTCCCAGGCGCGCAGATTGCGTCGGGTGAGCTGTGACCAGTGGCTTAATTCGGTGAAACTGAAGTTGGCGGCGACCTGCCAGAACCAATCCCACAAATAGCGGATTTCGTCCGGGCATTCGGGCTGATTGGCCAGCTCTTCCGGCTGCTCGCCGGTCGCCTGCCAGATGGCGATCAGGTGTTCTTTGGTCGAGCGGTCGCTGCCTTGCGGGTGCCGGAGGAGCGCGATTTCCGACTCGCCCCAGGCGATGAGCTGGCCGACCTTTTCGCGAAAAAACGCTGGTCTTGCTCCGCAATGCGCTCGACGTGCGTCCGAATCTGCGGGGCGTCGATCAGGAACTGTGTCTTGTTCTGCTCGGTGCACGGTTTGTCTTTAAAGGACCAGTCAGCGATCAGCGAAGCGATCAGCGCAGCTTGGCGCCTGACGGCAGCCTCTTTGAGCGCCTTGTCAGCAGACTCGCCTTTCTGCGCCGCTGCTTTCTTGCCATCCTCCATTGCAGCTCGGAGCACCTCAGATCGCGCCGACTGAAAGTCGTCAGACCAGATCGAGCGCACAACGAGCCAATGCTCAGTTGGCTTCCCGTCAGGCGCAAAAAGATCGATCTTGATTCCGTCGTTTGCTGAGTCTCTGATCTTGAACAGGTCCATATCGGACATTGCTTTTCTCCAGGCAATAAAAAACCCGCCGAAGCGGGTTTGTGGTGACCGGGCTTGGCTTAATCAAACCCGGGATAATCTGCTGGTGAGAACTCGAAAGCTCTTGTGCCCGCCTGGTAAAAATCTATGCCAATGCGGAACGGGATCTGCTGGCGAACAACTTGCTCCAGCACTCGCGGCTCCATCACGAATATGACATCACTGTCGTTTGTTGTGGACCTCGCGCCAGACCAAGTTTGAACATCTCCATCACCGATGCGCACGCTAAAGTCACACTCGCGGACGCCGCAAAGCATCTGGCCCTTATCGATCACCATGTAGGCGTCCAGCTCGCCCCCTTTCTTCCTGAAGGTGATGGTCAAGTAAGAGCCGCCGGCCTGGTTGTACGGAAAGTCGAAAAGCGTTGCATTGTCAGACCTCAACTTCAGCAGTCTGACTTTCTCGTCCGTCATGCTGTCGGTGAATTCGCTCGCCTCCCATGCAGGCTTTTCTGGTTTCGCTGGTGCGGATGCCGCCGATCCATATTGCCCTCTGTCGGCAGCCCCCATGCCTGTTCCAAACTTCCAGGCAATCGGCAGAACAACCAGCAGAACAAAGAGCCAGCCGAGAATTCCGACGCTCTTTTTCACCTTGGCGCCGCAGTGAGGGCAGGCCTTTGCGCTTGATGCAACCTGCCCACCACACTCTTTACATTTTCCTACCGCCATAACCACCCCTCCCTGATAGACAGGGAGGAATGTATCACCAGGTCAGCGTGTGGCCAAATCAGGCTGCAGCAGTATCCAACCCCAACGTAAGTTGCAGTTGCTCGCGCCAGTGCTCTACCTGGCATTCAAGCCCCGGCTTTTTCCAGCGCCATGCGGCCAGCTCTTTTCCGCTCAGGCTTGCAATGTGACGGGCATCGTCCAGCGCCTTGCAGGCGCGCTCGAACTGTTGGCGTTCGTTCAGTTCGCCATGCAGCAGAGCGTCAATGTGCAGGTCGCACCAGACCGCGAAGTCGTCATCAAGCCAGCGGGCAAATGCTACTGCCAGCTTGGGGTGCAGCCAGGTGCCTTGAATTTTGCCACCCTTTTCGGTCATCACCAGCCCGAAGTGAGATTTTCCCACATCGGTATCCAAGCCCAGCGCGCGAGAAAGTGCGGACATGTAGTTCTTGCTCGCTGGAAGCCGCAGCCAATCAACCGGCCGTTTTTTGTAGCGCTTAGCAACATCAGTCGCATTGATCCACCCGTCAGTATTGAACCGAACCGGCTGGCCTTGGTATCGAAAAGGAATCACGTTGTTCATGTGCTGCTCCTTCCGCCTTAAAAGGGGTAAGCAGGCAAGGGCGTAGGCGGAGCAAAACCGTCCCCTTTCGGCTGATCTGGCCTAGCCTGCTTGTTGCACCGCCTTTCGGCGGGCACAAAAAAGCCCGAGAGGCGTTAACCTTTCGGGCTTAGTTGTCTTGCTTGAGCTGTTACGAACTCCGCGTAATCCGTAGCGAAGTGGTGCCGTCGTAACCGCCGCTCCAGGTGTACTGCGGGATCACCGCGCCTGGCCCGCCGACCTGTTTCTGGCCCTGAACGTAGCGCACCTTCGGCACCTCGATGGTGTAGCTGTCGGATCCTTCCTGCAGCACGATGACGTGACTGGTTTCCGCCTCGTCCAGCACCTTACCCCACAGCACTTCATCCTTGAGGTAGGCACTCATGCTGCCAGAGACGGTGGCCACGCCGTTGCTGATGCAGTAGGCCTCACGGCTGAACAGGGCGAAGGACGCCTCCATGCCGTTATCGATGGTGCCGCTCCACTCGGTGGCGTAGGCAATCGCGGTGCCGCCTTCGGTGAATGAGCCGTTGGTGGTCACCATCATGTCGGTGGTGGTGGCTGCAGCGAAGGTCGCACCGGCCGGCACGGTGTATTTGGCCGCGCCCTTGCCGAGGATGTTGAAGGTAATGCCGGCCTTGTCGCCCAGGGGCGCACTGATGGCCATGGTGCCAACCTTGCAGCCCCGATAGATGTAGTCGACGTTGATGTCGGTGTGGCGCTCAAGGAAGGCGAAGCTGCGCTCGGTCGAGCCGACAATCAGCTCATTGGACGCCCAAGCGCCCTGCAAGGCTGCTTCGATCAGGTCGGAGAAGCTGCCGAAGCTCACCTCTGCAGCGATCTCGCCGGCCACACTGTAGGTACCCCCACGGCTCGGCGGGCGCTGGCGAGACGGATTCATCTCGGCGGATTCGATCTGGTTGACGTTCGGGGTCAGGCCCTGGGTGACAAAGCGCACCGGCTTGAACTCCGGGTTGGCGGGAATGCCGCCGTCCTGGCTGATGGTTACGGTCTCGCCAGCGGCCTCATTGACCAGCGTGACGGCGCCGCCATTCACGTCGGTGACCGTCATGGCGCCATCGGCCACGGTTGCAATCTTGAACTTGCCGTTGTTGGCTGCGGTGGCGAAACCCGACACCTCGATGATGTGGCCCACGGCGAACTGGCCATCATCGATAAAGCCATCGCCAGAATCGGAAAAGGTCGAGCCGGACGCGGTGGCGCTGATGGTAGCGGCCGTCATGGTCGAGAACTCGAGTGTGTAGTACAGCTTCGTGGCGGAGCCGTTAGCAAAGCAGCCCATGGTTATACCTCCGGTCTGATGGTTGTTGCGCTGTAGTAGATCGATACGCTGATGCGTTGCCAGCCGTCGACCGGCCGGAGATTGCCGCGCGTTACTCGGTCGACATGGACGCACTGGCCGTCATAGACGAGCCGGCGCCCAGCGACGAAGTAGTTGCGCAGCTTTTGAACGGCGGCCAGGATGTTCCCGGTGCCGTCATTCATGGGGTAGTTCAGATCGACCTGAAACACCCCGACTGTTTCATCCACGCCACCAGCGCCAAGGCTGGCCACGTCAGTGGATGCGGGCAGGTTGTGCCACTTCGCCCACGGCAGGGTCACTGCTGGCGGAGTGAAGTCCTTGCCTTCGTTGCCTGTTGGCAGGCCAAGCGCTGCCGCCGCCAGGCCCTGCACCAGGGCGGCGTTGATACTGATTTCGGACATTGGTCAGACCCTGAGCTTGGCGATTGCCGCTTTGACGATGCGCTGCACCCTGGCCACATTTTTTCTTACCATTCCGGTGGGCGCTTGAGTGCTGCTGCCCTCTTCAAGGAAGAGGATGTAAGGGAGCGTGTTTGACAGGTAGGTGACCTGGCCTGCTCCGGGCGGCGTATTTTCTTCGACCTCAGCCATTGCTTCGCCGCCGGTTCTGCCAACCTTGATCTTGTCCTCGCGCTCAGGAGATTCATTCGGCGTTCCAACAGACGTGGTCCACGCCCCTCTGGCTCGACCGGTATCAACGGGAGTCGATTTGATTACATCGCCGAAAAGCTGCAGCGTCGCGGCCCGGGTGATTTTGTTGTGCGCTTC